GAATTGCAACCTAAATATCAATTGCAACCTAGCTTCAAGAAGAATGGGAAAACGTACAGATCAATTGATTATGTAGCTGATTTTTTAGTGACATATACAGATGGTCGAGTAGAAGTGATCGACGTGAAAGGCATGATTACAACAGACTTTGCATTGAAAAGGAAGTTATTTGAATACCGTTATGAAAACCTTGAATTGAAGTTAGTTGCATACTCGAAAATGGACGGAGGTTGGATTGAACTTGATGAATTAAATAAGAAGCGGAAGGTTAGAAGGAAGGAACGGGAGTTGAAAAAGAATGGAGAAGTATGAAGCAGCGGAGAAAGACTACAAGAAAGGTATGAAGTATAAGGATATTGCCGAAAGATATGATGTATCCGTTAACACTGTGAAGTCATGGAAAAATAGATATTGGGCAAGTAGAGATGGTGTGCGCGCACAAACTAAGGTTGCGCATACAAAAAATGATGGCAAGAAGATTCATAGCAAGCAACGAGAAAAAATGTTATTAGATGAAGCAGAGAAAAAAGAGGTTGCGAAAGCTAGAGCAAACAGGAGCGGGAACCCTAACCCGGCTTACAAATTCACCAGTCACAACAACCCGAGTTCTAAGCACGGAGCATACAGACAATTTTTGCCGCCAGAATTAATAGCGATCATCGAAGAAACTGAAGGTCTTACTATAGTAGATAGACTGTGGTTCCAATTAGAAACGAAGTTTGCTGCATTGGTGCAACTGCATCGCATTATGTTCGTCGCGAATAAGAGTGATTTATTGAACGAGGTTAGTTCAGAAGGTGACGAATCAATATCTTATAAAACAGTCTATGCATTTGAGCAGTTTGAATCTTATATACGTACTGAAGCAAGACTTACGAGCGAATGGAGAAGCGTTGTGAAGCAGTTTCTCGAATTATCAGAAACAGACGACGAACGCAGAATGAAGCTTGAACAAATGCAATTGAATATTGACAAAACAAAAACGGATATCGAACGTAATAAGATTGCTATTAAGAAAGAAAATGGAGAAGAAGCGGACGATAGAGAGAATGATGGATTTATTGAAGCTTTGAAAGGTGCTAAAGTGGAATGGGAGTAAAAAAACAACCGGCATTATTCAAATTCACGCCATTCAGTATGAAGCAGTTGCAAGTGTTAACGTGGTGGGTAGACGAAAATAGTCCGTATAAAGATTATGACGGTATTATATGCGATGGCTCTATACGTGCTGGTAAAACCGTAGTTATGTCTTTGTCATTTATAATGTTCGTTATGCATACATTTAACAAAGAATCAGCAGGAATGGCTGGTAAAACAATTGGTTCTTTTAGACGTAACGTGTATAAACCGCTCCAGTTGATGCTTATGAGTAGGGGTTACAGAGTTAGAGAAAGGCGTACAGACAATATGTTTATCGTTTCTAAAGACGGTAAAGAGAATTATTTCTACTATTTTGGTGGTAAAGATGAGAGTTCTCAGGACTTAGTACAAGGAATGACGTTATCTTCCTTTTTCTTCGATGAAGTGGCTCTAATGCCACAATCCTTCGTGGATCAAGCAGTCGCTCGTTGTTCTGTATCTGGTTCAAAACTATGGTTTAACTGTAACCCAGCGGGTCCGCACCATTGGTTTAAATTAGAGTATTTAGATAAAAAAGAGAAGAAGAACTTGTTTCAAATACATTTCATTATGGACGACAATCCATCGCTAACAGAAGAAATAAAAGAAAGAAACAAGAGAATGTTTAGCGGTATATTCTACAAGCGTTTTATTCTTGGCTTATGGGTTATGTCTGAAGGTATTATTTACGATATGTTTGACCAAGATAAGCACGTTGTCAAAACGATAGAAAGACCGTACGAGAAAACATACGTCGCAATTGACTATGGAACTCAAAATCCAACAACCTTTGGTTTGTGGGGATTGAACGGAGGTATATGGTATAAGGTTAAGGAGTACCATTATGATGGGCGTAAGAAAGGTAAACAAAAGGCTGATAAGGTTTATGCGCAAGACTTAATTGATTTTATAGATGGTTACAACGTGAAAGAAATTATAGTCGATCCGTCGGCCGCTTCGTTTATTGAAGAATTAAGGAGTAACGGATTAAGTGTTAGGAAAGCGAAGAATGACGTAATAGATGGTATTCGAAACGTCGCCAACGCGTTAGAAGAAGGAAAGATATTGTATAATGATGTTTGTAAAGAAACATTCAAGGAGTTTTCTTCATATGTTTGGGATAAAAAAGCAGCGGACAAAGGTGAGGATAAACCTGTAAAGGACAATGACCACCAATTAGATGCTGTCAGGTACTTTGTTAATACTATTTTATTCGGAGCGAAACAAGAAGTTAAGACAAGTAAATCAATTTATGGAAGAAGGAGATTAAGATGAGTAACGGAGCGGTTAGAGTTGTCGACTACACAGCTGAATTGAAGTTGTTACGTGACGGCGACAGAAGTTTAGAGTTATTCGAAAGAATCATAGATAAATCTAAAGATAGATTAGAAATTATTAAGAAGTTGCATGACCGATACGGTCAAGATGACGTGCCTATCTTACATGAACGCACAGTCGTAGACCCGATGCTTATTGATAATCGCATGGCCAATGATTATTTCGGAGAGATCATTGACACGAAGGTAGGTTATTTCAGCGGAACGCCTATGGTTTTTGAATTCCCAGAAGAATATACGGAGGCGAAGGAATACTTCGACTTCATTTCATCGCGTAATAGGTTAGATGATATTAATTCGGAAACAACTAAGCATTGCGCTATTGGTGGTTACGCTGCAAGATTGGTTTATACACGTAAATACAAAAACTATGAAGGAGCAGAAGGGACGTTTGAAGGCATCAGACAAGTTCCTCCGTGGCAAGTTATTGCTTTGTCCGAAGATGGTATTGACGAGCCAGAGTATGCGATTCGTTTTTTCAAGACCACAGATGAAAAAGGCGAAGAGTTGCAAGCGTTGGAGTTCTACGAACCTTACAAGACGACTTACTACATCGGTGATGACATCGCTAATCTTAAAGAAGTAGATGTATTGAATCATGACATTGGAGTATGCAATCTGTTTTGTTACGAGAACAACGCAGAGTTGCAAGGTGACGCTGAAAAGGTTATTACATTGATTGATGATATGGACAGAGTAATGAGTGACCGTTCTTCAGAGCTAGAGGCTTACCGCTCCGCTTATTTAGTTTTCTTTGGTGTAGACCCAGAAACAGTAGATGAAGGTGAATTGTCTATAAGTGGATCGTTGTACCTTAAAAACAATACAGACTGCAAACAAGATGCGAAGTTCGTCACAAAAGATTTACCGCATGAAGCAATTGAAGCGCACGCTACTAGAACGGAAGAAAATATTTATAGGTTCTCAAAAACGCCTAATATGAATGAACAGAAATCAGGAATCGCAGTTAGTGGAACAGCTTTGAAAAGAAGATTGTTACCGCTGGAGAATAAAACCGCTTCGTTCGAACGCAAGTTTGTATCTGCTAACATCAGAATGCTCGAGTGTTTGAGTTATACATTCGCAGCTAGAGGGTTTCCTTTCGATCCGTACGCTGTGCAACAAACATTCTTACGTAATACACCAGAAGATTACGAGTATGAAGCTACTGTATTGGAGAAACTGTTGGAAATCATGCCACCTGAAAAAGCTTACTCAAAAACTAGCTTTTCTAAAGACCATAAAGAGTTAGCAGAATGGTACGATAATAAAAAGCAAGACGAAAATGACGCTTATAACTTGGGAGGTACTTTAGATGGACAAGTTTCTGAAAGAGTTGGAGCGGTATCTGACGAGCCAAGAACAAAAGCTATTGGAGAAACACCGTAGCGTAGAGGATAGAATATACAAAGATGTATTAGAAATGCTAGAAGCGTTAGAATTAAAGTTGAATGATGGTTTAAGTAACGCAAAGTACAACAAAGACGTTGATAGAATAAAAAAAGAAACGTTTCGTAAAATCACTGAATTATTGAAAGAAGACTACAGTTTGCTGTTTCCTTTACTTTTAGCAACTGCTGTATATTCTTTTAATAAGCAGTATGATAACTTAGAACCTTCGGTTTCTGAAAGAGAGCATATTACTTATTCAAATGCAGAAACAGATAAAGAAGAAGTGTGCGGTAAGTATTTAGAAGAAGCTTTAACGAATAATACCATCGACTTCAAAAGAAGATTTGATAAGGCATTCAAGCGATTTATTCGCAATGCTTACAAAGACTTCACAGAAGCTCACAAAGTGTTCGTTAAGAAGTTTAAAGAAGTTGTAAGTATTTACGGTAGGAAAATTTATAGTATCGTTAGAAACGAAGTTAAAAGGGTTTCGGAGTTATACCGCTACAAAGCTGCTAAATTATTTGCTAAGAAAACAAAGTCTGTTTTGTATAAGAAGTGGGTAACTGTTGGTGATTACCGTGTAAGGCACAGGAGAGAAGCTTCTCACGTTGCTATGGACGGTAAAGTAGTTTTGTATGACGAACGTTTTAAGTTGGTACCAGAAGGCACTACAGCCATACCAAAGCATAGCGGCATTAAGGTGCAAGATATAAACTGTAGATGCATGGCGAAATATTTCAGAGAATAAAAGAGTAGGTGCTATAATGTTAAGAGTAGAAGCGGCTGGACTTGTTTTTACAGGCGATAATTTAGATGAAATGAAGTTATATGTAAATGATTGTGATTTGATGTTAAATTATACAGACGACAAGCCTAGCTTCACTGTTAAACGTTTTGATGGTTTCAGTACGGTCAATATAGGCGATAAGGTTATAAGGTCATACCACAAAGGAAAACGAGTTTTTAAAGTAGAAAAAGGAGGAAAACAATAATGAAAAATGAAATGCTAACTAAATTAAATCTTCAATTCTTTGGCGAAGGTGAAGGGCAAGGGCAAGAGCAAGGAAAAGAACAGGTGCAAGAAGTAATTTCGAATAGTAATAACGAAGGTGCAAATAATAACGAGCAAGATCGCATTGCAGAACTTCAAGTAAAATTAGGAATCGAAGATTGGAAGAAGGAAAACCTTCAAGGGTTGATTGATGAAGCGGTTAACAAGAAAGTTAATCCAAATGAAACACCAGAGCAAAAACGCATTCGCGAATTAGAAAAAACATTAGCAGACATGAAAGAAACGAAGGAAAAGGCGGACATGCTAGACAGTATTATGACAAAGTCACTTGAAAATGATAATATTAAGATGTCGCCAGATATTGTTAAAGACTTTGTCATTAAAGGCACACAAGAGGAAACAGAAGCTGCTTATAACCGCTTGAATGATTTCATTAAGAAAATCGTTAGCGAGAAAGTAGAAGAAGGTGTAAACAACCGCTTCCAACGACAGACTTCTAATTTCAGTACAGGTGGCCAAAATAATAGTCAAACATTATCAATGGGCGCTAAAATGGCAAAAAATAAAAACAAAACTCAAAAGGCTACTTCTAGTTTTTGGGGATAGTAAATAAGGAGGAAACAAAATGGCTTTTATCAAAAATGGCAAAGAATTAAAAGATATTAATATTTTAGCATCGGATAATAAAGTTGTATTGACGTATCAATCTGCAACGGGTATGGAAGTATCGGAAGATGGTCGCAAGATCATTAAGAAAGGTACTGTTTACCCTAAGAATGATGCAACTGCTATCGGTATCACTTGGTCGCAAGATTATGACGTTACAGATGGCGACGTTCCAATCAGTGTATTAGTGGAAGGCCACGTAATTGCTGAACGCTTGCCAGTTGAGCCTTCACCGGAAGCGGTAACCGCTTTACGACAAATCGAATTTCATAAAGGACTTTAATCATGCGCGTTAGTAAAACGAAGTCTATGCTAGATTTAAACATGTTGGCTAGCACAAGGACTTCGTTAGCTACACGCAAAATTAATAAACTATATGCAAGGGTAGATGACGACGGTGTCGCACGTGCTGGAACTCCGTACCCATACGCAACTGCGGTTGGGCGAAATTTAATTCGTAACGCTGACTTTAAAGATGAAAAAACTAATGATGGCATTGGTTGGATTGTTGGTAGCGGCGTAGGTAACAAAGTTACAGTGAGCTATCCAAATGTAGACGGCAAGAAAGCAATGACTGTGGTCTCGGAGGAAAAAACTGATGGTTACCAAACGTTATATATCCAAAATGTTTTTGATAATGTTTATTTAGATGGTAAACAAAAATTGACAATCAGTTTTAAAGCAAAATCAGTTGACCCTATTACAACTAATAAAATCGAACGAGTTTATATTAGCTTGGGGAGAAGTAACACATCTAGTAATGTCATTATTGCGGAAACAGTAGATTTAACAAAAGAAACAACGGAAGAACCTTTAGAAGAACCAACAAATGAACTAAAAGAGTTTTCGTTTTCTGTTGAAACGTCACTCGAGTATATTAATCGAATTGAATTCCGTTTAGGTAGTGGTAACGATATACAGAACATTGCTATACAAGATGTAAAGTTAGAATTAGGGAACAAAACGGACTTTACAATTGCGCCTGAAGATGGTGGACCTTCCGCTTCTGAGTCTAAAGCGAGAGACGGTTTATTGTTCGAAGATATTAGTTTCAAAGATGAACAAAGAGTGGTTTCATCTATTTTAATTGGCGGAACGGTGTTAGAAGATCGTTTACCTGTTAAAATATTAGCAGCAAGTAAAAAGCAATTAAAGAAAATAAAGTTTTTATAGGAGGAACACTATGTCAATTATTAATGATTTAATCCCACAAAAGGATATTCTTGATTTCGTACAAGAACGTGAAACACGCAACACTCTAGGTATGGAGTTATTCCCTACACACACAACTGAATCACTTACATTTGAATCTATTCAACAATCAGGGAATCCTGTTTCCGCTTCTGTACATGCTTTTGATACAGAAACAGAAATCGGTTCACGTCGTGCCGAATCTCACGAAATCGAATTAGCTTTAATCAAACGTCAAATTCCAGTTCGTGAAAAAGAAATTATCGCACTTAATAACCTTCGTAAAGGTTCTGGTATGTTCAATGAAGTTGTAGAGCGTATCTATGATGACGTAGCAAACATGGTGGATTCTGTAGAAGTTCGCATCGAACGTATGCGTATGCAATTACTTTCAGAAGGTAAAATTGTTATCGATGAAAACAACCTTAAGAATCTAGTTGTAGACTACGGTATTCCGGATTCAAACAAGCCTGTTCTTACTGGCACGTCTGCATGGAGCCACGCTTCATCTGATCCGTTAGCTGATTTAACAAAATGGAAAGGTTTAGTACAAGGCGGAGCTACTCGCGCAGTAACGTCTACTAAAGTTCTTCAAACGCTTTTAAACAACACTAAACTAGCTAAGGCAATCAAAGGTACTGGCGGAGCTACTCCTACTCAAATGGAGTTAAACGACTACTTAGCTGCGAATGGTTTACCACGTATCGTCGCATTTGATGACTTATACGATGTTCAAGAGCGTAACGGTGATTACACTACTAAACGTTACTATGACGAGAATTCGTTCACTCTATTTGGTGATATGCCACTAGGTAAAACAGTTTACGGGCCTACTCCTGAAGCTATCGAGTTAAAAGCAGACCCTTCTGTTGATGTTTCGAAAGTAGGTAACGTGACCGCTACTATCTATCGTAAAGTAGACCCAGTTGCTCACTTTACGAAAGCTACTGGTACTGCATTACCTGCGTTACGTAACAAGCGTGCATTAGTTATCGCTAAAGTTTTAGAAGCATAATAAAAAAGAGGTGAGGATATGACTGAACTAGTCGAAAAACTCCTTGCAGCTTACAAAGAATTAAATGGCATTGCTATTGACGATACTAGTCAAGACGCAGTGCTATCTTTGTATCTAGATGTTGCATTGGAAATAGCAAAAGAAAAAGCGTGCGATATAAAAGATTGGACGTTTGAAAAAATACCAAAATCGGTTCTAATGGGTATTTTGATTTATGTGAATTTATTTATGAAACGAAATGAAGTTCATGGGATTAAGAGTGAATCAATTGACGGTATGTCACAGACTTACATGGATAGCAACAAAGATGATTCTTATTTCTCTCCTGCTTATGATTTGTTTGATATGTACTGTGCGAAAAGTAATAACGGTTATTGCTCCGCTACTTTCAGAAATGCTAGGAGGGGTTAATAATGGGCGTAACTATTAGGGGTGATTTTAATTTAGCCGAAATGGAGAGAATTGCAGGATCTATCAACGGTAAGAAAGTTATTATCGGACCTACTGGCACGCGTAACAGAAATTTAGCGAAGATACACGAGTATGGAGTGACTATAAACGTAACAGATAAGATGCGGGGATATTTAGCGAGTCAAGGTTTACACTTAAAAAAATCAACAACAACTATCCACATACCGGAGCGGTCTTTTATTCGGAATGGTTGGGATAGCAACGCTAATGAAATATTAAATAGAATTGAACGGTTAGTAGCTGACGTTGTTCACGGTAAAAGTGTTAGTCATTTAACTGATGGTACAGGAGATTTAGTGGTGAGAGCGTTGAAAGAATATGCCAAAGACTTAGATAGTCCTTCTTTGCATCCATTTACAATCGAACGAAAAGGAAGTACAGACCCGCTTATTGATTCAGGCGGAATGGTTGGGAGTATTGATTATGAAGTTAAATAAAATTCATAAGTTTTCTAGATTGCTTAAGAAATACGAAAGTGAGTTTGAGGTAATTTTACCTAACAAAGACACAGGTTTAGAAAGAGATGAGTATGACGATTTAGGGAATCTGATTATACGCGATCCGCTAGTTCCTGTAAAAGTGCTTGGGTCCATCATGCCCCCGAGCTACAGAGAGATCTATCAATCCGGCGGAGCAATCACCAACGGTGATAGAATTCTTAGGATTAGCGAATTGAATAGTCCTAGTTATATGTTGGAGTTGCCGCATAAAACAAAGATTATTCATAAAGGGAAAACGTTTTTTACAGAAGGCGAAGCGGATTTCTTAGACTTTTCAGATTTTTGTCGTTATACGCTGAAAGGTAGTGACATCATTGATTAAAAACTATATCCCTTATGATGAAATAGTATCAGGCATTAATAAAGAAATCAGGTCAGTCACTAATAAAATGATCATCAAAGAGCAACAAAACAGTGCGCAGCAACCGAAATATCCATTCGCAACGTTTTCTATCAATAACCCTTACATGAATGCGAAAACCTATAACTTAAATGACGAAGAAATTACTCAAAGTGTAGAAATTATGTTGTCTTATACCTTCTACTCTCTAAATTCTTTTGAGTGTAATGGTATAATGCAAAGAGTAATAACAAACTTCAAACACCGCGGTACTCTACAGGTTTTATGGTTAAAAGGTATTCATATCATCGACATTTTAGGGACAGGGAATAGAGATACGTTTTTGACAATAGAAACCGAAAGACGCTGCGGCTTTGATTTACGTGTAAGGTATGTTATTAAAGATTCAAAAGCGTTACAAGACATCGGAACAGTAGAAGATGTCGAACAAAAATAAGGAGTGATTACATTGCCATTAAAAGATATTCATTCGGAAATTCACGAGGTACGACCGGCAGTAAGTAAGGAAATGGGTATGCCGCTTCTAGTAATGAAAAACAAAAATTTAGAAGCAGCAGGAAACGTTTATAAAGAGTTCCGTACAATCAAAGAACTTCAAGAAGACAAGGATTTCGCAGAGGTTAAAACAGATGAGGAATTACTTGCTAAATTAAACGCGATTTTTGCGCAATCAAAACGACATGAAAAGTTTGCGGTTATGCTATACAAGACTGACATCAAAGAAGCTTTATCAGAGTATAAAGATGCTGATTTCTACTTCGTTCTAACGGTTTCTGATGACCCATTAGAGCAAAAGGTTGTTGCAGAGTTCGTGGACTTAGAAGATGACCGACAAGCTATCTTCCGCGTTAAAACTGCAGAAGAAGCTAAAGCTTTCAACAAGTTTAAACGTGTTGTTGCTTATGTACATCCGGATACTTTGGAAGAAGAAAAGATTGATGCAGCAGTGGTTGCTGAAATTGGTTCATATGCTCCAGGTGAAGCTACTTGGAAATTCAAAAAGCTAAAAGGTATCACTGGTTTACGTTTATCGGAAGAAGAAATGCAAGCTATTGATGATGCGCGTGGTATTGCTTATGCTTACAAACATGGAGAAGACCAAACAACCGAAGGTTGGAACACGTATAAATCAGAAGAAGCAATTGCACCTGATTACGTTGATGACTTCTTAGGTATTGACTGGATCAAACGCGATAGCGAACGACGTATCGCTAAAACTTTACGTGAAACTCCTAAACTTCCTTACGATACACGCGGTATCAACGTATTAATCGGTGACGTAAACATCACATTAAAGACCGCTTCTACAATGGGAATCGTTGGGGTAGATGACGACGGTCAGTTCGTTTATGAAGTATGGGGCGCTACACGTGATGAGCAAACAGATTCAGACATCTTGAATCGTAAATACAAAGGAATTAACTACCGTTACCGTAAGTCTGGTGCTATCCACGAAGTATGGTTATACGGAACAGTTACATTTTAATTAATAAGGAGGAAAAGTAAATGCCACAAACTTTTATCGTAGATGCTGCTAACAGTGTCATTACAATTGATGGTCGCGTTATGACTGATTACGGAAACGGCGACTTCATCGCATGGGAAAAAGACGAAGAGAACTTCACGGCTTCTACTTCAGCAAATGGCACTGTAGGTGTAGCGGTCAGTCATGACCAATTAGGTACAGTAACTTATAAACCAATGCAAGGCTCGCAAGAAATCAAGTTTCTTAATAACCTAGCGAATACTCGTAAAACATTCCCTATCTATATTAACTCGGGCGGAGAATTCCCTGAAATCGTTTCTGGTACTCGTTGCCAAGTTAAACGTTCAGCTGGTGGCTCTATTTCGAATGAAGTATCAGACCGAGAATTTGAAATCGCAGTATTCGACTATCTAAATGAATAAACAAACAGATAAAAAACAAAAAATCGAAAAGATGAAGGAGATTTACAAAATGACTAAAAAAGCAGGCTATCAAGAAACATTTACATTCGAACGAGAAAACGGTGAAACGCAAGAGTATTTATTACAGCACCCAGGTGTTAAGCGTGGCATGGAAATTAAATCTGATTTTTTCAACTCTGATACAAACAAAATTGACATGAACCAACAACGTGAGGCATTAATGAAATACGTTATTGTAAAACCAAAAGTAAACTGGGATTATTTCGAGGAGGTTGGCTTGGAAGAAGCTGACGCAGTGTTAAAAGCTGCAACGAAATTTCTGGGATAAAATAATTCCGAGGGATCCTTATGATCTCTCGGAATCTTTGTATGAAGAAGATATTGTTTTATGGACTTTGATAAGCGCAAAAGACTTTAATATCACATACGGAGATGTTAAAAATATGACAGAAAATGAAAAGTTACAAGCTTTATTAGCTTTAAACGCAATAAACCGTAGACGTAATAAAAAACGGAAATAGGAGGTGCGCTATGGACACGGCAAGGGAAATAGATGTAGTAGTAAACTTTTTAGCTGATACTGCTGAAATAAGACGCGTTAGTCGCGAGATAAACAGAGTTACTAACAACTCGGAACAAGCTACTTACAACGCTGCTAACATGGGTCGTACTTATTCTTCAGAGTATCAAAGATGGAGAAAAGAACAAGCCTTGCTGACGGAAGAATCTAAAGCTATGCAACGAGAAATGAAGTATGGGTGGATGGCTGCTGGTGATGGATATGCAGAGGCTTTGAATAATATGGTTAAAGCACGTTATGGAATATACAAATTGACGCAAGCGAGTTACGAATGGCAACGTAGTACAAGGTCTTTCATGGGTGAAGTCGACGCTTTAGGGAATCAAATGAAACACGCTAACGATGATTTGATAAATCATAATAATAAAATGCGACAAAGTTTCTTCCAAACCGCTGCTACTATGCGTACCATGACAACACAAGCACAAAGGATTTCCGAAAACTATCAAAGAATGCGTAATCCTATTTATTTAGTAAATACCGCAAACTTAGCTTTGGCAGACTCGCTGAACAAAGTAGCAAATAGAGGTAAAGCCGCTTCGTTAGCTTTAGAATTATTAGGTCCTAAAGCAAGTAACAAAGAATTGCTTAATATGATTACAATGATCAATCAAGGTTTAATGCGTACAGCATTCGTAGCTATTGGAGCAGCGGTTTCTTCATACTTCTTATACGGAGCAATGCACAAAGCGGCTATGGGGAATGCGGAGTATGCGAATTCTTTTAAAACGATGTTAAAAACAGTTCGTGAAGCACTACAACCGATGGTTGATGTGTTCACTAGTATCATGACAGTTATTTACGACTTCATTACAACTATGGCGGAGTTAGTTATTCAATTCAACGAAGCTCACCCTGTATTAGCTAAATTTATTCAAGGGACAATGTTATTAGTTCCAGCATTAACGTTACTACTATCTCCGTTAGCAATTGGTATTGGTTTATTAGCTGGTTTCAGGGCGGCTTTAGCAGGTGCATGGCCTATCATCGGACCAATCGTTACTGGTTTAGCTGCTATGAGTTCAACAGTTTGGTTAGTAGCGGCTGCGTTAGTCGGATTGACTATGGTATTCACACAATTGTGGAGAGAAAACGAACAGTTTAGAACAGTTATTGTAGATACGTGGGAAACTGTAAAGAACACAATTATGCAAGCTGTACAAGCTATTAATCCTTATCTTCAAATGTTTTTAGATAAAGTAGTAGAGATTTTTAATAACGTAAAGCAAGCTATAGCCGATGCGTTTACAGGTGATTTCTCCGGTATTTTAGATGTGTTTAAAACGATTTTACCCGGAATTATAGCTATTATCGTTGGCGGTATTCCTGGTTTGATAATTGCAGTAGCTAATATGATGTATGTATTCCGCGACACGATCATGTCAAATAAAGATAGCATTATAGATGTGTTTATGAACATCTTAGATAGTGTCGTTAATTTTTTGAGTACGCAAGTAGCGCCATTTATTCAAGCGGGTATAGCAATGATTAAAAACCTTGTAGATGGATTAGTTAAGAATATGCCAGCTATTCAAAGCGCAATGTTAAAAGTTGTAGAAACAATTATTACTACACTTACGAAAATACTTCCGCAGATTCTTGAAGCAGGTATTTCTTTACTACAAACGTTGGTTGAAGGTATGACGACGACGTTACCCAAGGTATTTGAAGTTATTAAGCAAGTTTTAACAACGCTAGTAGAAGCAATTTCAACTAACTTACCTTTGATTGCAAACGCGGCAATTGAAATCATTATGATGTTAGTTACTACTATCATTGAAAACATTCCAATGATTTTAGATGTTGGTATTCAAATAATAACATCTTTAGTTGGTGCTATTTTAGAAAACTTACCTATGCTATTGAACGCAGGATTAGAAATATTAATGGGACTTGTAACTGCTATTATTGAAGCGTTACCGACGCTATTAGAAGCGGCAATACAGATTTTATTAAGTCTAATCGACATGATTATTGAAAACTTGCCATTACTTATTACAGCAGCTATCGAGATTTTAACCAAACTAGTTGTTTCTCTTATCGAGTTACTACCAATGATTTTAGATGTAGCGGTACAATTATTACTAACTTTAGTAGATGGCATCATCGAGTTGTTACCAACTCTTATACCTGCAGCTTTAGAAATAATTAAAACTTTATTCCAAGCATTGATAGACAACTTACCAACCATATGGAACGCTGCTATGGAAATAGTTGTAGAATTAGCTAAAGGTATCATCGACAACTTACCTTCTATCATTGCATCAGCTGCAGACCTTGTAGCTACTTTAATTGAAGAAGTATTAAAAGCAGTGCCTTTGATATTAGAAGCTGGTTGGGAAATCATCAAATCTTTAGTTACTGGGTTAAAAGATAAAGCAGGCGACGTTTTAGATGCCATGTGGGAAATCGGAGAAGGCATCATCGATAAAATCATGGAAGTAGATTTGTATGACATTGGAAAGAACTTAGTCCAAGGATTAGCAAACGGTATTTCTGACATGAAAGATAGCGCAGTAAGCGCAGCGAAAAACTTAGCGGACTCTGTAAAAGAAAAGGTTTCTAATTTATGGGGAGTTGCTTCTCCAGCAAAAGAATTTATTAAAATCGGTGAATTCGCTTCGCAAGGTTTAGCTATCGGTATCGAAAACGACGCCATGCAAGCTATCAAATCATCTCAAGACTTAGCTAATGGAGTTTCAGACAAGTATATTAATGAAACCGCTAGCAATAGTTACGATTACAGTAAGTCTAGCAATACGACTAATAAAAACAATCTAACTGTCAATATCAACGCTACAGGCAGTGCTGATGGTGGTCAAGATGTTAAAGACCAAGTTTTAGATGCACTAGAACAACACTATGGCTACTTAGATGTAACCATGGGATAAGGAGGTTAACTGTATGGCAAAGTTAGGTAGCATTACAATATTTAACGAAACAGAAAGTCGTTCGTACGGTGTAGATGTTACCGAGTATGATGTTGAAAAGGGTTCGCCCTTTTCTGATCATATTCGCAAAAAGAACCCTACTATCGTGGTTAGTGGTATGGTTTTATCAAACAATTGGAAAACCATTGAAAAAAGATTAGAAACATTGATGAATAAAGGTTCTATACTGAAATACGTCGGTAAAACTACAGTTTCCAGTGTAGTGATTACAGACTTTAAGCCTGTAAATGATAAAAAGATTGCCAACGGTTTCAAACTATCTATCACATTACGCAAGGTTAGGATAACAAAGAGTGCTTATAAAAAAGCACCTAAAAAGAAAAAGCCTGCTCGGAAGAAACCTACAAAGAGTGGTAAGAAAAAACCTACAGGAAAACGTAAATCTCCTAAAAAGTACGTCAAAGTTAAAGCTGGGGATACTTATTGGGGGTATAGCCAAAAGTTAGGTGTATCAGTTAAGCAGTTGATGTCTTGGAACCCGTGGCCAGCTAGAAGAATACCAATAGGTGTAATGATGAGGGTGGGATAATATGCAGTATTTTGAAATAGAAAAAGAAGAATTGCCGGAGCAGTTCGAGTTTGATTTCGGCGGCGACACGTATTCGCTTAAAATTATGTATAACGAAACATTCGACCATTTCACAACTTCCCTTTATGTAGTTGGTGATGACGGAGAATTAACACCGGTTGTTCTTGGTGAAAAGCTAGTATTGAAAAAATATTTGTGGTCTGATTTTACACCTGATGATTTACCTGGTGTACCTTTAATTCCCCTAGACTTATCGGGCATCGAAACCGTTATTACATGGGAAAACTTTGGAGATACCGTGTTTCTTTATGTAGATGACGATAATGTTGAAGAAGGTGAAGCAGATGATTGAAAACTACGGTAGGTATATAAAGATAACTGTAGACGGTATGAAGTTTACATCTAACGATATTTTCATTCGCGCTTGGGTAGGTTTTGACGACGATTCAAAGCCTAATGAAACTCGAGTAGAGTTTACCAACCTATCTGATAAAACGGTTAGCAAGTTTAAACGTGGTCATAAAATGACTGTAGATGCTGGTTATAAATCGGATCACGGTGTTTTATCTGTAGGTGTTATATACAAAGTCTATGATAGATGGCAAGGCACTGACAGACATACTACGTTGTATGCGTTAGAAGGTGACGACTTTTCCAAAATCAAAGTAGATAAAAGTAATGCGACTAAAAAATATGAGATAAAAGGCGGAAAAAAAGTGCTTGCTAAAAGCCAACCGCTTTCCATTTCTTTCAAAAAGAATACCGACGGTATGACAATTATCAAGAAGCTTATCGACGTTTTAGGAATCAAGTTAGAAGGTAAAATCGACATCAAACGTAACAAGGTTTATAAGAAGGGATATAGTTGTACTCAACTCATCTTAAATGACCTCGAGCAAGTAGTTAGGGATTGCGGAAGCATAATGTATCACCGCAGAGGTAAACTCGTTATAAGACCTATAAACAAAGGTGTAGATGAAAGGTTTTTAATATCTGAAAATACCGGTATGATTGGTTCACCTAACATCACAATAGAAAACGGATTAAAGAGTGTGCGCATTCGTTGTCTGCTACAACACCGTATAACGACGTGTAGTATAATTGATGTACGTTCCCGCTTCGTGAATGGTAAGTATAGAGCGTTCAAAGGGCAGCATATAATGGAAAAAGAGAAGTTTTACACAGAATTTTATGGAGTGTAGGTGATTATATGAGTATGAGTACCGTGTTTTTCAGCAACTTTGCTGAAGGTATCAAGAGGGATATACGGACATTTATTCCGGCTTTTGTCGTTAGTTATGATAAAAAGAATAATGAAGCGGACGTGCAACCTTCTTATTTGACGCAAAATGAACAAGGTATGAGCTATGAAATACCGATGTTACAAAGTGTTCCTATACTTTCTTTCAAACTAAAAGAAAAAGGTACGGATACAAGTAGAGTTTATGAACAAGATTTCAAAGCTGGCGATCTAGTTTTTTTAGCAATATGCGATAGAGACATAGATGAACTAGGGGAAAAGAAGTTTTATCCAGATAGTCAAAGACTTTTCAATCCTGTTGATGCTGTAATAGTGGGAGGTTTTAACCTATGAAGGCTTTAAAAATTGTCGGTAACGATTTAGATTTTAGTAATTATGGTTTGAGTTTGTGTGAAGGTTTAGAACAATTGGCGCAAGAAGCGAAGATGTCGTACGGAACTGTAAGAGGGGAATGGTTTTTAGATGAAGAAACAGGTATGTCGTTAGAGTCTATTAAGACCAAGCCAATGAATGAAGTTGAGTTTAAAAACGACGCAATTGTCGCTTTAGAAGGTACTAGCCAAGAAATCGAAACGGAATCAATAGAAATCAAGAAAGACACTATCGCTAGAAAGTTAAATGTAGAAGTTAAGTTAAAAACAGTAGACGGTTATATATTGCCAATCACTAATATGGAGGTGGCGGAATAATGGCGTGGGGATTAAGCAAAAACGGCTTTAACAGACCGAACCAAGCAGAGATAAGAGAGGACTTAGACGAACAGCAAAGAGAGTTGTTCGGGGCGGACGTAAACCTTAACGATAAATCACCTAATGGCATTATCAACGGTATTTTGTCTTACACATTTGCAAAGTTGTGGGAGCTTACTGAAAAAGTTTGGCATAGTTCACATCCTTCGCAAGCTATCGGTAAGCAATTAGATTACTTAACTGTATTTTTCGGCACACAAAGACGCAGAAGTCGCTATGCTATGGTTACTTTGACGATTAAAGGTACGCCGAATTATGTAGTTCCTTTCGGTAGGTTGTATGAACGTTCAGACGAAAATGATTCGCAATATATGCAATTAGAAGATTGTGTGATAGATGAATCTGGAAACGGAAAAGTAGATGCTACTTGCGTTTTATCGGGTTATAAAGGAAATGCGCCTATCGGAGTTATTACAGTTCAAGTTGAACCTGATAGTGACGTTATCAGCGTTACGAACGAAACGATCGCCGAAGGTGGAGTGGACGAAGAAACAGACGAAGAGTTAAGAGTGCGTTTGGAAGATTCTCACTCTACTTTAGGTAGCGGTACGATTAACGCTATTTATTCTGACTTAATAGCGGTCGATGGTGTTCGAGCGGTTAAAATTAAGGTAAATGAAAAGTCTGTAGAAGTAGATGGTTTGCCACCGCATTCTATTGGTGTTTATACCTTTGGTGGTAACGAAAAAGAAATTGCCGCTGCTTTAATGACTAACTACACCGGTATTCAGTTCTTTGGAACAACGGTAATCGCTACTGAAGATGTATCTGGAACTTTACACGATATTGGTTTTAGTAAAGCGGTAACAAAGCCAATCGCAGTAGACGTCGATGTTAAAACAGATTCAACTTTTTCTACTCGCGGTGTAAATGATATTAAAAATGCTATCGTTAAAGTAATCGGCGGTATAGATACAGACGATGTATTGCATAACGGTTTAAATATGGGTGATGATGTTGTGTATATGCAACTAGCTAATGCTGTAATGAACGTGCAAGGAGTTGTAGATGTATCAATCAAGATGGGTGAAAAAGGTCAAGAGTTAAAGCCGCAAACTGTAGAAATCGGAGAGATGTTTGTAGCGAGTATTGAAACATCTGACATAAAGGTTGTGACATCATGAGTTTTTTTAAAGAGTTATTGTGGTACTTACCTTCGGTCTTCACTAAAAAAGAGAACTCTAATATAGGTAAGATACTAAAATTGACCGCTGACAATTATGGTACAATAAAAGAGAATTTAGAGCTGCAGCTGGAGTGGAAGAACATTTCTGTAGCTGAAGGTTATGCGCTTGATGAGATCGGCGCAATGGTAGGGTTACCACGCGGAACGTATGACGATGAAATGTATCGTGTACGTATCAAAACGAGAATTGCACAAAACTTATCGGACGGTACAATCAATAATGTTATAGAAACTCTTTCTGTATCTTTGGATATAGATATGAGAGATATCCAGATAGATACGCTATGGCAAGTCGGCAAGCCTGCAACTATCAAAATATCAAAAATACCTGTCGGCGCTTTAAATGAAGCGGGTATGACACAAGAAGAATTGATTGAAATCGTCAAAGTTATTATCGCTAGCGGTATTGATGTAGAAACGTTAGAGTTAGTTGGTACTTTCAGATTCAGTAAAACCTACAACGCCAACGAAATGAACGAAGATACTGGTTTTTATAACGAAGATACTAAAAAAGGTGGTATCTTTGGCGATATTATGAACGTGGAAGGAGCATAATATGTCATACGATAAAAAAGTAATGGATTGGAATAACGAAGGTATTGAACCACCTGGAGATTTAATCAGTGGCGGTTGGAAAGCTGGTATGAGTCCAGCGCCTGCTTACTTTAACTCTTTTTGGTCGCAAACATCTAAAGCGATTAAAGAGTTGCAAAGTAAGGCGTACGAAAAGCCTGTCGGTGGTATCGGAGAAGCTGATTTAAGTCAATCCGTTAAGGACGCATTGAAAAAAGGTAGCGAAGCGGTTAACAAAGGAGATTTAGATAAAAAAGCTAATATCGACAGCCCTAGCTTCACTGGAAAACCAACTGCTCCGACTGCGGTTGAATCATCTAACGATACGCAATTAGCTAATACTGCTTTTGTAAAACGTGGTATCGAAAAGCACGCTATGAGTAATACGCATATATCTGAAGGTGTAGCGGTATATGCAGATAACGTTTACACATTGACAGGTGTCACTAACTTTGACACTTACAACACCGTTAGATTTAAAGCACCTAACGACTATGTAATTGGTGCAAAATTTAAGATCGGCACAGATATTTACGAGCCAGTAAACGCTGACTTTGAAAATGGCGAACTACTACTAGTCACTTTTGACAAAGTACAGAAAAAGGCTTTTTTTAAGACTGGTGGTGGCGAGAACCAGACGTTACCACCTCAAATAGATAATTTCGTCGCTAAAGTAGATGATAAAAAAATTACATTAACTTGGACGATTTCAGATACAACACATTTAGAAGATTTCTTATTTGTTTACAAAATAGGAAGTGTGCCAACGAGTTCGAAAGATGGAACTCAAGTAATCGTTGCTAAATCACTTAGAACTACTGTTATTTCTGATTTAACCAACGATGCAACTTACTACTTCCGTGCATACCCTAGAAACTCTAAAAAACAATTGCAGAGTATTTATAAAGTAATAAGTGCTATTCCTAAAAAACTTGACGATCCAAGCGGTTCTCCAGGTCCTAATATGCTTGTCAAAGGTACAATGCAAGAAGGTTATTTTGGACTTGTGACATCAGCTGAAATGATTACCGGAGATGCGCTTACTACGCTTGTTGGCATCGCGCAAGGCACGAGCCAAAACAGTACGACTAACTGGCTTAAATTTGCGTATAAAGGCAAAGTGTTATTTGTCGCTCAAAAACCAATACGATATGACTTGTCATGGGATGCAATTAATAATGTAGGTGCGGTTATGGGTACTAAACAAGTAGCGATTAAATCACTTAACTATAAAGCGAGATTACTAAAAGGTGCATTAACAAACCCTTGCGAAGATACCGCAAATGATAATGGAGTAAGAGGTTCTGAATGGAATAGGTTAATGTGTGCAGTACATGAACAAGCAAAAAATAAAAACTGGGCATATCCGCAGTACGTCGAAGCAGACATTCAAGATTTTGGAACGTATTTCACCGATGCTGATTTAATAACTAATTCTTCTGCCGGAAACGGTTCTTATTCTTGGTGTCAAGAAACGATTAAGAGTGTATCGTCTTACCGTGTGTATCGTGGCAACAATGGTGTTTCCGACTCGGGTTGGAGTGCTTCGTCGTATACGGGTTCTCGCTTCGGTTGGCGCCCAGTGCTTGAACTTATCTAATCTCTACAGTCTTTGGTTTCGACAGGGTGAAGGCTAATCGCGTAGGCGATAGCGTAACCCTGTATTTTTTAGGAGGAATAAAAATGGCAACGAGTGACTTAATTTTATACAGAAAAACGGAAGAACTTTTATATAAGGTATATCCAAAATTAGTGAACTATCCAAAATACGAAAGATACGCATTATCCCAAACAATCAAAAATTGTTTCTTCTCTTTACTTCAAAATATCGCATTAGGAAATAGCGTAAAATCAAAACGTAAAACGTATTTGCAAGAAGTGGACGGTTACTTGCAACAATTAAAGATTTTATTCAGATTATCCAAAAAACGTAGATATATCAGCGTTGGTTTTCAACGAGAAATTGATATTGCGTTAACAGAGATAAATAAGTTGTTATGGGGTTTTATACGTACAACTATGGTAAAATAATAAATAAGGATAAAACTGTATCGTCTAACCGTGTGTACCGTGGCAGCAATGGTGTTTCCAACGCGAATTGGAATACCTCGTCGAATACGAATTCTAACAACGGTTGGCGCCCAGTACTGTTACATTAGGCGGGTCATATAGATTATTGCGATTAAGGTTGTAGTAACATGACTTGATATTATTTGTTCAAGCGAGTTTTATTCTTTCGGTATAATACCGTAAACACATGAATAAAGGCATAACGCTAACTCAAAAATGAGAACCGTAGATGTCGACAATTTTTAATAAAATCACAAACTTCGAAAACTTGTACGAATCATATATAAGCGTTTCGAAGTCTAAAAACAAATATTCTTGTGAAGCGCTTTTGTTTGCGCAGAACGAAACGGATAATTTATTACATTTACAAAAACAATTAATTGAAGGAACTTACAGTTTCGACGATTACATAGAGTTCAAAGTGTTCGAACCGAAAGAGCGTATTATAAACGCTCCGCACTTTAAAGATAAAATCGTTCAGATAGCCATTGACCTAATTCTCAAGCCGATATTTGAGCCGACATTTATTAGTCATAGTTACGCTTGTATAGAAGGTAGAGGAACGCATAAAGTGGTTGAAAAGGTACAACAAAACTTGAAACAATCTAGGTTTATGTGTAAAGAACCTTTTATCGTAAAATTCGACGTTAGTAAGTTCTTTTACTCCATTGATCGTGAAATTCTTAAGTTGATTTTGCGTAGGAAAGTAAAGTGCAGTAAAACACTCGCACTATTAGACGTCATTATTGATAGTGCTGCTCGTATTGATGATAAAGGTATCCCATTAGGAAATGCTACAAGTCAGCTATTTGCTAACATTTATCTAAACGAGTTAGACAACTACTGCAAACGTAAATTAATGGTTAAATATTATGTTCGCTATATGGACGATGTAGTAGCGGTTATTGATGGTAAAGAAAACGCAAAACACGTAATGAATAAAATGATCGTGTACGTCAACACTCACTTAAATCTCACTGCGAGTGTTAAAAAGACAAAAGTTTTCCCACTTGCGCAAGGTGTTAATGCTTTCGGTTTTAAAATCTATACTACCCACAAATTATTGCGCAACGACTCAAAGAAGAAGATTAAAAGAAAAATGAAAAAGATGAAAAGGCTAATCATTGAGGGTTCACTTGATAAAGAAAAAGCTCAACAAATATTCAACAGTTGGTTAGGTCACGCTTCACATTCTGATAGTTATAATTTTATTCGCAAGTTGGATAATAAATATGATTATATTTTTATCGACAATAAGTGTAGAATAAGAGTGAAGGAGATGATTGAATGTTAGAATATAAAGAAGGTTGGCAATTAGCTAAATTTTCTATCCGTATGCTTGATAACGGAGAAGAACGTATTGTTAAAGTTGTGAATCCTGCTTGGTGGCAAGACATGGAAGAAAAAGTCGAGCATTTAACGATTATTTCTATTGATAAAATCGTAGTCACAGAAGAACAAAAGGCACGTTATGCTAATGTTAAAAACATGCCAGAGGACTTCGGTGATATTTATTCACAGTACGTTGAGTTTGGCACAATTGCAGACCATGCACATTTGTTAGTTTCGCACCCATTTGTTAAATTGGTTACAACTTTAACGGAAAGAAAAAACTATGAAGAAATTAACAATTTGAAAAAAGAAGCGGTTGATATGAAAAAAAGTGTAGTAGAGTTATTTGAAATGGTATTAGGAGGTGAGACAATTGGTTAATATTTACGCTGACATGGTGGAAATCGGATTCCGTACAACTATTCCAGAAAAATCGAAAGAACAAGGAATTATTTTAGTTCCTGCTTTATTACGCGACAAGGTTATTGCTGAATTAGAAAGACGTGGGACTTCCGAGGGTTACTTAGTATAATTGATATGTTGTATAATGTTTGTAGCGCTTATCCCTTAAGGGTTGGGCGCTATAAATTTATAGAGAAAACGAGGAATGAGAATGGAAAAAACTTTTATGTTAGTAGCTGGCACTGCGGGGGCTTTTGTTAGCTTTTTAGTAGATGGACTAGGCGAAATTATCACTGTACTTTTAGCTATGATGGCTTTAGATTATATGAGCGGACTAATGGCTGCTACATACCAAAGGAAGTTGAATAGTCGTATCGGCTTTAATGGTCTTATCCGTAAATGCTATTACTTGCTAACTGTTTCTGCAGTTTACTTGATGTCAATTGTTGTAGATGGTTTGCAGTACGCGGGAGATGGATTGGCGGTAGCGTATATCGTTATGGAGTTTATCAGCATCACCGAAAATGGTACGAAGATGAACTTGCCGATGCCAGAACCAGTTAGAAAGATTTTATTAATCGTTACAGACAAAATAAAAGGAAAAGAGGAATTGAAATGAAGAAATTTGTAATTTCCAGCGGACATGGTGCAATCGTTGGTGGAGCGGTTGGGTTCATCGATGAACGTGCTGAAGCGGTCAAGGTTGTAGAACGAGTTTATAAGGTGTTGACAGAAAAATATGACGGTGTAGGCTACAAATACCATGAATCAACTGCAAAAACGCAAGCTATCAATCTATCAAATATCGTAAATTATCACAATACAAAAGATAGAGCGTTAGATATTAGCGTACACTTCAACAGTGCCACTCCACAAGCTACTGGAACAGAGTGTTTATATTACGACCAAAAGAGTTTATCGGCTCGCATGAGCAAAGCTATGGCTAATGCAATGGGTATCGCTGATAGAGGTCCGAAGGAGCGGAAAGAACTTTACTTCCTACGCATGACTAACAATCCGGCTATCCTTTTAGAAGTCTGCTTCGTATCTAACAAAACAGACGCTAAAAAGTATCGCGATAACTTTACTGCTTTATGTAATGCTATTGCCAAAGTAATAGCTGATCACTTAGGGTATAAGTTAAAAGGTAATAAACCTAACAAACCCAATATTGTAAACAAAGAAGAATACTACAAACCTAACGACAAAAAAGGATTATACAGAGTTATTAAGGACTGTTATATGTACCCTAGTGTAAAATTTGCAGTAAGCGAAAGACTGCAGCCGGTTAAAAAAGGAACTGCCATAACTGCTTTAGAAATTGTAAAGTATGGCGGTGTCTATCGTCTTAAAACAAAATACGGATACATTACTGCTAAAAAAGAATTCGTAGAAAAAGTATAAAAAATAGCCCTTACCGATATTGGTAGGGGCTTTACTTTATTTCACTACCCATTTTCGGGGAGTGAGTCATTAACCTAATTTATCTTTTATACTTAGCTTCAGACACTCCAGGTATACTAATGCATCTGTCAATTCATCTTGTGTATGTTTAATCCAATCTGTCAGTTCCAAGTCTTTATATTTAACTGTATGACCGTATTTAGCTAGTCCTTTTTCCGTTTGTGTTTCTAGTCGATCTCTAACATTTCTCAAAACTTCATTTGCTGTAATTTCATCTGTAATTTTCAATTGTATCCTCCTTTTATCTAATAAAATATTCATTTTATTACGTCACGTTATGGTCGTGATGTGAAGCTAGATTTGATATTTATCTTTAATATAAGCAACCACTTTTTCTACCTCACCATCAGACACTTTAGGGTAACCTCTAGTCAGCACATGAAAATTTAATTCATCTAAAATAAGTTCTTCAGCATATCTAAATTGGTCATCTACAAAAACAAACATATCTTTCCAATCTCCGTATTCTTCAATAGCTTTATCTGTTAATTCATACTTTTTTAAATAACTTAATTGTTGCTTTTCAAATTCTCGCTTACAACAAGGGCAATAATCATTAGCAATTTGATATTTAATTTTCACTATATTCATTCTCCTTTTGCTACCGACATCAATGTCTGGACCTAATTCACGTTATGGTCGTGATGTGTTTTAAAGAATATTAAGTATCTTTTCCCCAAAGTCAAAACCGTCAATTTCGCCATTTTCTAACTCATCAGCAACTTTATTGATGCGATTTATTTGTTCCTTATAAAAAATTAAATTTTCATACTCTGTTAAACTAATTTCTATTTTTTCAGCCTCAACGCGTTCCACCATTTTTCCTCACTCCTTCACATTTTGTTTCTACTGTGTAATAAATTAATTCTTTTATTTTATTATGTTTCATCTTCATCTCTTTTCCAATTTACAGTTAGAATATATTCACCATTTTTACCATATCTAACTTCAGCTGCAGATTTACATTTTCCACAACTGAAAAAATCTACTCTTAAAATATCCATGTTAATATCATCTACACATTTCATTTCACTTTTACAAGTATAACATTTCATCGCTGCCACTACCTTTCATAATAAAAGTATGATTTCATTTTAATTTTTTTCTATGATATCTTTCATGATTTTAGTATATTTAGTTGCAGTTTCAGTATAAAATTGTGACTTACATTTATTAAACCATTCTCCGATATCATCAGTTTTATAACAACCACTTTCAATTAGATACTTATCAGACCATACCCATAAATCTAAATTACCATTATAAGTACCGAAACCAGTTGATACTTTATGGTAAGTAGACTCTAGATATTTTTTAGCTACATCACTTACGTAACGGTCTTCAACATGCACTAAAATATCTCTATGTGAGTCATTACCGTACTTGGCTACTAGTTCACGCACTGCTATAGTTTTATCATGTACTAGAATATCCATATAGGAATCATTACCATACTTAACTACTAACCTACGTACTGATATGGAGTTATCATGCGCTAAGTAATCTGCATACTCTACAACATTATCCAGTTTCCAACTTAAGTCCTTAGATAATACTTCTTCTTTCGTTAATCTCATTTTAAAAACCTACCTTTTCTAATTTTATAGTTTAAAATAATTAATTCCATTGCTCACTTATATTTTGTGAATAAGTAAGCTAGCAAATAACTATTTTGTATTAATCATACTGTGACATCGTGATGTATTCATTGTCTGAGTAATCTTGATTTTCTTGTAAAAACAATTGATGATCTTCTTCGGCCTGTTTGTAGTCACAAGCTAAATCATCTAATGATAATGTTTGTGTGTAGTAATCTACTTCAAAACTGTAATCGAATTGTAATTCAAATGTTTCAATCATCGTTTGAATAGCAACTTCGATTTCTTCCGATTTAATTGATTTGTTCATGTCAACTAAATTCTGAATTGACATTCCCACCGTTAACATTTGATCTAAGTTTTTCATTTTTATTTTCCACCTTTTCTAATTTTATATTATTTTCACAACTTAATTAATTATATTTACTTGGTGCGCTCGTTAATCGTTTGAGTAAGTTGTGTTTTCGTTTCTATATACATTGTAATACAAGTCACACAATTATACAAGTATTTTATATAATTATTTACACAAAAAAAGTTTCTTCTATTATAAGCTGTTTTTTCATAGTGATTTTAAAACAGTCGATCTATAAAAATCTCACTGCCGAAAATTCGACTGTGAAAAATGATCTGCGTAAATAGAAAAAAAGATGTGTCCAAAATTAAGCTGATGTTTTATAAATAACATTCCAAAAGAATATATACATAAAGTAAAACTAAAAAACAAAACAAATTAATAATAAATATTAA